GGAGAAATACATCTATCAGCATCAATCGGTGGAGAATTAGGACAATCAGGAGTGTTTCAAATTAGTTTAACTGAAGCTTCAAACGGAACCGTTGCAACAATCAATACTGCTAATGCTTCAGCCGACAGACCTGATGGTGCGGCACCGCATGCAATGTCTGAATTTTATTCTTATGACCACGATTTATCATCTACATCTTTTAGTCCTACTAGTTTTACAGGTGTAACTTTAGGTGGAGATGCTGGAGATACTGCATCATCATCAAATAAAACTTTTACTTTAACTGGTGGTAGTGGTGGTTGTAGTGGAGCCATAACAACAACTGGTGGCCCTTTTGGTAATTTTAAAGTAGCTGTTGCAACAAGTGGAACACCAAGTACATTTTTAACACAGACCCAAATAAATAGTGATTCACTATACACTGGTTGGAATAGTGGAGATAGAGTTCACAGAACACAATGGGAACACACACCTTCTAATAAAGACGGAACAGGAACTTATACTTGGACAATCACAAACAATAGTGTGACTGCTACAATTACAGGAAATATCTCTTTCTTAGGTTTATTTTGTATCTATGAAGATATTCCGGTTAATGTTCCAAATGGGTTGATAAATGTAAACAAATTAAACATTGGTGATTTAGTTAAATCTTATAATTTTGAAACTCAACAAGTTGAAGAAGTTCCTATTCTAGATATTAAAAAACCAATACACGAAAATTTAATCAAAGTAACATTAGATAACTCTAATCTTGAAGATGATTGGAAACAAGAAATTATTTTAACAACAGACCACCCTATTTATACAAAAGACGGAACAATGGTTTCTGATAATCCTGAACTAGCTAAATCAAGATATGATATTGAATCAAATAAATTAAAAGTTAATGATTTAGTAATGGTATTAGGTAAATATTATGCTAATGTTATCAGCATAGAAGAATTTAAAGGTGAACATAATACCTACACGATATTAACCAAGAACGACAATTTCTATGCAGACGGAGTATTGGTAAGTTCTGAGTTAAAATCAAAATAAAATTGAATAATAAAAAACAAACTGATATTTATTAACATATGACTTGGATAGTAGTAAAACAATATTTTTTAACAGGTTCACAAGACCCTGAGTGGGCTACCAAACAACAATTTTGGAGTCAACTTAGTGGTTCTGGGGATAGTCAAACTTATTCGTTTGAAAATGAACAAGAAGCCTGGGAAAAAGCAGTTGAACTACAAAACGAAGACACATCAGGTCGTAGATATAAAGCAGTAAAACTATAAAGGAGTTACAATGGCTGAAGAAACAAAACTAAAAAGTCAAATGAGTGATGGTGAAGCAGTAAAATTTTCTGAAGAAGAACTTCAATCATTACAAGAGTTACAAAATACTTATGCAGGTATTTCAACTCAGTTTGGTCAATTAAAAGTTAGTAAAATGAACTTAAGAAGACAATTAGATTCATTAGAACAATCAGAAGAAGCGTTGGAAAAAGCGTGGGACGATAATCGTCAAAAAGAATCTGAATTAGTTCAATCTCTAACTGAAAAATATGGCCCAGGTTCTTTAAATCCACAAACAGGTGAATACACACCAATTAGTGCTGAAGAAACTGAAAACAACAAAAAATAATTAGTATCGTATAACACTTTTGAGATTTTAAGCTGATATTTATTATTAGTTTTAATTTCAACCAATCGGAGAAAAATAATGGCAGAAAGAATCGTTAGCCCTGGTGTATTTACACGAGAAAAAGACCTATCTTTCTTACCACAAGGAATTTCTGAAATTGGTGCTGTATTAATCGGCCCTACTAAAAAAGGCCCAGCGTTTACACCAACAATTATCAGTAATTTTAGTGAGTTTGAGGAAGTATTTGGAACTTTAGATTCTCGTTTTTATGTCCCTTACACGGCTAAACAATACTTAAAATCTGCTGGTACAGTAACAATTGTTAGAGTTCTTGGAATAGGTGGTTATAGTGCAGATGTTCTTACACTAAAAACTACTGGTTCTTTAGCAAGTGTTGGTGGTGCTGACGCCGCAGGAGCTTATCCAGAATTATTTGGAAAAACTCTCGCTATCCTAGCACCTACAAGACTTGGTGGTATTACAGGTGGTAATGTTAGTGATGGTCAAGTTGACCAAATCGTAGCACCTTTAACAGCTTCTTTAATAGAAATTTCTGGTTCAACAACAATGAACAAAACAATTTCTTTTGACACAGGTAGTGAATCTTATATTGATAAGTTAATACCAAGTGACCCACAAAACAATACTGAACCAGTATATTTGTATAAAAACTTTAAATCATTTCACGGAGATATTACAGGAAAAATTACAGGTAGTTTTGTAACATCAACATACGAATCAGCAGGACTTGACCATCAAGGTGGTTCAACTGGATTTAATGCAGACGGAACAGCAGGTACTTGGACAGCAAATTCTGATTATTCATACGCTAGAACACCAATGATACAATCACAAAATGTTGGTGGTTCAAGATATAGTTTATTTAGAGTTTACACTCGTTCTCACGGAAGTGATGTTAATCAACATTTCAAAGTTAATATTTTAAATGTTAAAGATGCTGGTAGTGTAGCTGGTTCTGATTATGGAACTTTCTCACTACAAGTTCGTTCAGTAAATTACAACAATGACTCATCAAGAGCAAGTGATGATTCAGTAATGGAACAATTTGACAACTTAACATTTGACCCAACTTCAACAAATTATTTCGCAAGAGTAATCGGTGATAGATTTGTAGAAATAGATTCAAATGGTAAATTAACTTACTATGGTGATTATCCAAACAAAAGTAAACACATTAGAGTAGGAGATTTTTCAGATTTAGAAACTTATCCAACTACTGTGGTGCCTTTTGGATTTAACAAATTATATGTTCCATATTATTCATCAACAACAGCAGCAACAACAATAGTAACTGCGTCGTTCAAATCAAACCAAAGTTCATCAGTTGCAGACTTTGACCAAAATACTTTCTATGGATTTGATTTTAGTAATCTAAACAATAGAGAATATTTATCACCAATATCACAAGGTAGTGGTGGAGCAAATCAAGGTAGTAATGTAACTATGTCATTGGAAAATATGTTTGGTTCTGACGGAGCAACAGCCGTTTCAACAAACTATGCAGGACAAACAGAACTATTAACACTTTCTGGTTCAGCAATTGAACAAAGAAAGTTTGCAGTTCCTTTCCAATGGGGATTTGATGGACAGAGTCCAGCAACTCACTATGCTGTTGGAACAGATATATCAGGAACAAACACACAAGGATTTGACTTAAACACTTCAGCAGGTAGTGGTTCGGTTGTTTACAAACGAGCTATTAACGCTGTATCAAATCCAGATGAGTTTGATATCAATATGATGGTATTACCTGGTGTAATTCACTCAATTCACCCTACGGTAACAAATCACGCAATAAACAAAACAGAAGATAGAGCAGATACTTTCTTAATTCTTGACGCTGCACAATATAGTGATTCAGTAGATACGGTGATTGACAATGTGAAAACATTAGATTCAAACTATGTTGCAACTTATTACCCGTGGGTTAAAGTTCTTGACGAAACCACAAACAGACCAACTTGGGTGCCACCTTCAGTAGTTTTACCTGGTGTTATTGCATTCAATGACGAGGTAGCCTTTGAATGGTTCGCTCCAGCAGGTCTAAATCGTGGTGGTCTAACAGATGTGTTAGAAGCAAAAACAAGACTAACTCATAGTGAAAGAGATAAGTTGTATGAAAATAGAGTTAATCCAATCGCTACTTTCCCTGGACAGGGTGTAGTGGTGTTTGGTCAAAAAACTCTACAAGGAAAACCAAGTGCATTAGACAGAGTAAATGTAAGAAGATTATTGATTGCATTAAAGAAATTTATCGCATCAACTTCTCGTTTCTTAGTATTTGAACAGAACACAACAGCAACAAGAAATCGTTTCTTAAATGTTGTTAATCCTTTCTTAGAAGATGTTCAGTCAAATAGTGGTTTAAGTGCATTTAGAGTGGTTATGGATGATACAAATAACACTCCTGACGAAATCGACAGAAATCGTCTAATAGGACAGATATTTATTCAACCAACAAGAACAGCAGAGTTTATCGTATTAGACTTCGTAGTTCAACCAACAGGTGCAACTTTCCCTGAATAATAGTTAATAACTGAAAAAGACCCCACTTTTTAGTGGGGTTTTTTTTAATTTAAAAACTTTCAAAAAACTTTCAAAACATAATCAAATATATTTAATCATTTTTTTCATTTCGTTATATTTATTATTGAATATAAACTAGGAGAATTTATAATGGCTGAACTATTAGACCCATCAGAAATTATGTTTACACCATTTGAACCTAAAACACAAAATAGGTTCATTATGTACATCGAAGGTATACCAGCCTTCACAATCAAAGCAATGAATAGACCTTCTATTCAATTTGATGAAGTTATCTTGGAACACATTAATGTTAAAAGATATGTGAAAGGTAAAGGTGCTTGGCAACCATTAGAAATTACTCTTTATGACCCAGTAGTTCCATCAGCCGCTCAAGGAGTAATGGAGTGGATTAGAGAACATCACGAATCAGTAACAGGTCGTCAAGGTTATTCTGATTTCTACAAAAAAGATATCACATTTAATCTATTAGGACCAGTCGGAGATATTGTTGAGGAGTGGACTTTAAAAGGTGCTTACATTGAAGCAGCAAACTTTGGAGCATTGGATTACGCAACATCAGACCCAGTTGAAATTGCATTAACTCTAAAATATGATTATGCAATTCTACAATTCTAAGGAGAAAAAAAATGGGATTTAGTGAAATATTTAAAGATAAAAATGAATACAATGAAAAATCAATAATTGGTTTTATGTCTTTCGCAGTAATGACATTAACAAGTTTGGTTGATATGATTACTGGTGCTTTTGGAAGTGAATTAGTAATTCAAGAATTTATTTATAATTCATTTGTTATTATCACATTAGGTTGTTTTGGTATCGCAGGTGCTGAAAAAATCTTTAGT